CTATAAAAACGTTTTTATCATGGCAAAAATGACAAAAGCAGACATCCAGAAGCGTCAGTTGGAAATCATGACCAAGATGGATGAGATGGACGAGAAGACCAACGCACGTGAGGCTAAAATGCGTGCCCTCACTTCTGAGGAGCAGAAGGGTACTATCACCGACGAGCAGAAGCGTGAGTTGGAGGCTCTGAAGGCTGAGCAGCGCAGTCAGGACATCGAGTACGATGCACTGGTTCGCGAGAGTGCAGGTCTGTCAGCCCGTGCCAAGGCAATGGCCACAGGCAAGGAGCTGGAGAACATCCGCGAGCGTGAGGACTACGGTCAGAAGCTGCGCGAGATGATCAGCGACTGCTACACCAACAAGCGTGCAGCCAACGCAACCACCATCCTCGCTAACGCTATCACCACCGGTGCCGACAAGAACTTGGACGCTAACCTCGATGCCGGTGGCTTGATCCCCGTGGAGATTCAGCCCATCATCGACACCAAGGTTGCAGGCATTGAACTGCCCGACGACCTGAAGATGCTGACAGGCGTAACCGGCACACAGGTTATTCCTTACTCTATCAACGACGTGAAGTTCACCGTTGAGGGCGAGGTTTCCAAGGTGGCTGAGCAGAGCCTTGACTTTGCCAACATCAAGGCCAACCCACAGCGTGTGGCTGCCTCTGTACCCGTTAGCCGTCGTGCCGTGGCCCAGGCTGCATTCGACATCATCGCCTTCCTCACCTACAAGTTCCAGAAGGGATGGGCAATGTTCCGCGCACTCCATGTTTACGCACATGGTGAGTACGATAAGCTCCAGTCACCTTTCGCCAAGGTTGATGTAGTTGAGCTCACACTCGACGACAACATCGGTAAGAACCTGGCCAAGGAGATTGCCAAGATGTACGACCTCGGCTTCGAGGGCGAGCCCGAAATCATCATGGACAAGACCACCGAGGTTGACCTGAAGTTCACCAAGCTGATTCCTAACAGCGTAGGCGAGCGCACAGTCATTCAGGACGGCCAGTGCGTAGGCTATCGCTACAAGATTAGCCCATACATCGACTATGCTATCGACGAGCACGGCGAGGCCACCAAGGATGCCACCTACCGCTACATCGGTATCGGTCACTTCGGCTATCTGAACGAGCAGGTTTGGGCTGAAGGTATCGAGTTCAACGTCGATGGTACTTCTCAGGAGAACTTCGACCGCAACGTCATCGGTCTCGGCATGGGTGTTGACTACTCACTCGTTGAGCTCTCCGGCAAGGTGAACGGTAGCAACGGAAAGCCACAGGCCTTCAAGCTCATCAAGCTCATCGAGCCCGCATCTTCTAACGAGATTGGCGACTAAACCCTCTCTCATCGTCTTCTTTCGGGCATAGTTCCTGACCGCTCGGTGGCTCCGATGCAGCAGCAACAGGTTGTCTGCCGGGCGGTTTTTGAAGAAGGCCATACGAAACGAATAGTATTAACCACAACGAAGCACAAGTAGAACACCCCATGTTGGAACTCGACGAAATCCTATACAATGCCATCCTTGCCGATGCCGACCTCATGACTGCCGTTGGCGGTCGTGTGGAAAGCACCTGTTTCGAGGTGTCGCCCGACGAGCAGGACAACACTCCGCTGCCTTGCATCATCGTGACCGACGACGGACTGACGAACAATCCGGGCACTAAGGACACTGAATGGGAATCATACGAAGACCGCGTGCAGGCCTCTATCGAAGTGGATGCAGAAAGCCCCAAGGCCGTGAAGCAGCTGCTGAGAATGGTGCGCCGGGCAGTAGCCAACCATATCGCGCAGATGGCCGACAACGACGAAGACATCCCATGTCTTCAGTCAGTGCAGACCAGCGGCGTTGCGTGGGACTGGATGAAGCCCTGCTATCACGAGACCATCACCTACCAGTGCGACGTGCAAAACGATTTATAACTATGGGAACAATTAAAGGTCAGAATCTTCGTGTGATGGTAGGCGGCAAGTGCATTGCAATGGCCACCTCATGCCAGTTCCACGTGTCAGCCCAGCTCGAGGATAGCTCAACGAAAGACAGCGTTGGCGACTTCCAGGAGCAGGAGGTCACAGGACTCTCATGGGACGCTCAGACCGAATCGCTGGTGACATTGGAAGACAACGGCACCAACGGTGAACTGCCGCAGGACTTGCTCTCGCTGATGATCAATAAGACCAAGGTGACACTCACCTTCGACCAGACCGCAGGCACCAACAACCGCGTCGGTCAGAACAGCGTTATCAAGAAGACCGGTCAGGCCTACGTCAGCGACATCAACATCTCTGCCCAGAACCGACAGAACAGCACCATCTCCGTTCAATTCACCGGTACCGGTCCGTTGGCATAACTGGAATCTCTACTCTCTGAATAACAATGTCAATAGTCAGCCCTGCCGCCGCGCAACATCAGCGGCAGGGTTAATCATCAACAACAGTGCCCAGCGGTTTAGCCGCTGGCAAAAAAACAATCAAAACAATGGCAACAATCAAAGGCGAGAACCTTCGCGTGATGGTGGGCGACGATACCGAACACCTCCAGTGCATAGCCGCAGCCACCAACTGCACCCTGCATTGCGCCCTGCAGATGCAAGAGGATACAACCAAGGACACCGTTGGCGACTGGATTGAACAAGAGCCCGTCGGTCTTAATTGGGACGTGCAAGTCGAAGCACTCGTCATCAGCGACGATGACGAAGAGTACCGCCCCGGTGCAAAGAACATCGACCAGCTCCAGGTTGGCCGCGTCTGTCAGCTCCGCTTCACCCGTACCGCTGGCGCAGCAGGCGAACAGAACCGCGACGCCGTGGAAGATGCCATGCAGTTCACTGGCTTTGCAATTCTCTCCGACTTGCAAATCACATCGCAGAATGCCGAAATCGCCACCGCCCGCGCCCAATTCACCGGTACCGGCGAATTATCTCAACACAGCGAATAAGAAACGTAAACAAAAGGAACTATGAACAACGAAGCAACAATCAACATTAACGGCCAAGACATCCGAATGCTCTATACTGCCGCAGCGGAAAAGGGATTCGAGGATATGACAGGCCAATCGTCTGCCCTCTTCATGAGCAACAGCAAGATATACGACTGGGCGACGCTCGGTCTTGCATGTATCGTAGCAGCTTATGCCGAAAAAGACGAAGACCCACCCGTCAAGTCAAAAGACCTCCTCTACAACTGGGGACCTGATGACGTCGAGTCACTCATTAAGACCACTATAGAATTGCGACGTGCATGGTACAAGATACCAGAAGTTATAAAAACCGAAACGGAAGAAACCCAAAAAGGAAAAGCAACAATCAACATCAACGGCCAAGACATCCGAATGCTCTATACCGCAGCAGCGGAGAAAGGATTCGAGAATATGACGGGCCAATCGTCTGCCGTCTTCATGAACAACAGCAAAATCTACGACTGGGCGACGCTCGGTCTTGCATGTATCGTAGCAGCTTATGCCGAAAAAGACGAAGACCCACCCGTCAAGTCAAAAGACCTCCTCTACAACTGGGGACCTAAAGCTGTCGAGTCACTCATTAAGACCACTATAGAATTGCGCCGTGCGTGGTACAAGATACCCGAAGTTATAAAAACCGAAGAGGAAGAAACCCCGAAAGACGAAGAACAACCAAAAAACTGAAAACCGCCCACGATTACTACCAGTATTTCGTGGGCGAGATAGGGATCCCAATTAACGATTACCTCTATCGCTTATCTTATGCCGACCTGCTGCTAATCAGCCGGGGCTACGAAAACCGAAAGCGTGACCTATGGAGTGCCACACGATGGCAGACATACCATCTCATGCTCGTGTCATTAGCTGACATCCAGAAGGCAGGCATCAACAGCCCGAAAGACCTCATGCCCCTACCGTGGGATGAAACTGGCGAAGAAGAAGAAGAACAAGTCAAAATCACACAAGAGGAAATAGAGCGAATGCGAGAGGATATGCGTAGAATGAATGAAAAGGCAGGCATCAAGTGAGTGCCTGCCTTTTCATTTCACCATGTTCCGATGTGAGAAGTCGCCCACGCTTCACTTAGCGATAGGTTGGTGAGACTCCCAGAAGAAAACAGGCTCCCAGAATATTCCGTTGACCTGTTCCTCACGAATGGAGCCCCGACAATGGATGCAGATCCAAGCACTACACTATTCGCGTCATACACAACAACCGATACATCGGTCGTCCATTCATCCGCTCCACTCAGACCGAATATAGTCATTGCAAGCTCGCCCGTCGTTCCGTGCAACGATGCAGGAATATCAACAGTCCTGGATGCACCGCTCGATGCAACGGCAACACCCGTCGTGTAATCCAGTCCATAATACCAAGTCGATGGAGTGATTGCCATCACAGCCGCATTGTTAGGAATTTCATCGTCCACAGCAATCCTCAGTTTTGTTGCAACGCGGTCCAGCGTCACCGCCCTGTTGCCGTTCGACGTGCTCACGACACTCACCTCGTAATCCTTCCAGAACGTGTCGCTCGGCTTCTCCCACGTAATCGAGTGTTCACCGACATTCAGTGTCGGTGCCGTCCCCCTACTTGCCACGAAGTACACATGGTGGCTACCATAAGCCAACTGCATCACCGGCTTACCGAAATCATCCGCAGTGTTATCGCCCTGGTGTATTTGTTGCATCAATTCCCCGTTCATATAGTCCAACACCCATATGTCAGTCATATCACGTCCATCTGCTTGCAAATATCCGGCAGCACGTTTGAATGTAGCACTTGTGAAGTCGCCCTTCATCGTAAACGTGAATTTCTTGGTGAGCACATCCGCTTCCTCCTCATCCACTTCATCGTCTAACACCTCGCCCAAAATAGGCTTTTCGCAGCCACACATCATGATGGCAGCTGCAATCAGTAATAATTTACTTTTCATTGTTATTCAGTTTTTCGTTAATTAATTCAAAATCATCATGCACACTTTGCGCCAGTACCTTAGCATATCGTTGCGTCTGAGTAATATTGGTATGCCCCAACATCCGAGAGACATTCTCAATCTTAGCCCCCAGCCTCAATGCCCTCGTAGCAAAGGTATGCCGTGCCAGATGTGAGTGCAATTTCGTCCTGATACCAAGTGCCTGTTGAATTACCTTCAGCGAGGCATTATATTGAATATTGTTCACTTTCGGCACCTGCATCCCGTAACGTTCCAATACCTCCACCGCCTGCGGCAGCAACACCGAAACATACGACACCCCAGTCTTTATTCTCTCGCCCACGTTCACCCATTTGCCATCGACCTTCTTATAATCCCGAATATCGAACGACTGAGCGTCGCTATAACTCAAACCAGTGTACATCTGAAACACGAACAAGTCGCGAGCCATTGCCATTTGGGTTCCATCCAAAGGACGAAGCGACTCTATAGCCGCAATCTCATCCTCAGTCAGATAT